TCCGCGAAATCGTCAACCTCTTCAAGTTTTACTGGCGGCACAGGAGAAATCCTTGGAAAGCCTTTAAGACGCGCAAGAAGCGGCGACCGAACGGGCCTATCTCTGCTGAGCTGGCAAGCCATTGGCTTGCCTTTTACTATGGGGTGAAACCCTTAGTATCTACCCTTGAAGCTGTCTTCGCATCGTCGGTACCGAGGAACAAGACGATCAGCACGCGTAAGCGGGCTGCTACTCAAGTTTCTCCTCATGTACTTGTCGATCCGAAACCGAGCATCCAATGCCTTTCTGGAAAGCTGGAACAGCGAGCTCAGTGTGGCTTAACCGTTAAGGTTTCGCTTTCTGATACTCTCGCCTACTGGCATTCCTTGGGTCTAAGTGGACCTGGAGGCTATGCGACGGACCTTGATGGTCTAGTCCTAATTTGGGCGCTGGCGCCCTGGAGTTTCGTAGTAGATTGGATCCTTCCAGTTGAACGGTTTCTTCGTACGCGTCAGTGGAGTTCGGGGATTGTGTACCAGACTGGATACGTTTCCAAGACCCTCACGGGTCACGGGACGTTTGTCGACTTTAATCCCATGACGGGATCTGGCGACTCTGGTATCCTTCCGAAAGTACGGGTTGACTGTCACCAGTTCGAAAGACTGGCGTACAACCACTTCGTACCTCCTTCATCGTTGAGCTTGAATGTCTCGCTCAACACAACCCAAGCCTTCAACGCAATTGCGTTGATTCTTCAGCGAGCCTGATGGCCGCAGAAAGGGACTGGAATGCCCCAGTTTCAAACGCTTACCGTTGCGAAACGGTCTGCACCGGCTGTGCCGATCGTGCTGAAACCGCTCTTCAAGAGCGCTGACGGCACGGTTTTCACCGTCGCTCTTCCCGACGCCAGTGGCGTTGGGCTTTCCGAGCTGTCGATGAGCATTTCCGCTCGCCGGGTGAACGGAAAACAGAAGACCACCGAGAAGTTCACGATGCCCACGGTCGTCACTGAGACGATCAATGGTGTCGCTGTTCCTCGTGTGGTTCGTACTGCTCGTTGCACGCTGACGTGGGAGTTCGAAAACACTCACACCGATGCTGAACGCAACGACTTCGTTGGCGTGGTCCTTACCGCGCACGATCCGGCGGACATCCTTACCAATGACACGATTGTCAAAGGCGAGGGCGTCTACTAGAGTACGCGACGGCTACCAAGCCGTCTCTTCTGTTACCCAAACTCGAACATCAGGAGATGTTACGTGAAGTCTAAGCAACAGCTAGATCTAAGCGTCGACCGCGAGGTCACCCGCAGTTTCATTTCGGATTTAGAAGGACTCCTTTCTCTCGTTCTTGCAGACGAAAGTCTCACCGAGGTCGGGAAATTCCCCTACCGTTACTTGTCTACGGTTCTTCTCTCGAAGTACGTAGATGAGCAGACGGATTCACCGGAACTGAGACGCTCTAGGGCCATTGAAAAATGGCTTGGAGTTGAACAACGGAACCGTTGCACTAACGAACGCTTACTTACAACTGATCCCAACTTCTTGGGGATTGGTTACGGTTGGCAAATCTTACGGACAGCTGCCCGTAGGATTCGGAGTGTACTGGGGGCCCAGCCCCCTGAAGGTCTCCTTTCTAATGGAGGCTTTACTGGTGGTGCCACGACTTCGCGTCGTCGGTCACCATCGTGCCTGGTTTCGAAGTTCGAGGGTACTTTGGACGCCACTCCCGACTGTTGGTCTCGATTCAGCACCGAGGCCGCGCAGATTGAGGGGTGGAACTTTTATCATCCGGAGCTTAACTCGCCCCGCCTGGTGAAAGGTAACGTCCTATTTACCGTACCGAAGACGGCGTTGATCGACCGGGTTGCTTGCAAAGAACCCGATCTCAACATCTACTGTCAGAAGGCCGTCGGCGATTTCATACGCCGGCGACTGAAGAAGCGTGCGCGGATTGATCTGAACGATCAGTCGATAAACCGCGAGTTGGCTCTTGCCGGATCAAAGGATGGTAGTCTAGCGACTATCGACCTGAGTTCCGCTTCCGATTCCCTCACGATTAACCTTGTGATGGCCGTTCTTCCTCGCGAGTGGTTCCTTCTCCTCGACTCACTCCGCAGCCCGAAAACCTTTATCGATGGGGCATCTCATACTAACGAGATGTTTTCATCGATGGGGAACGGGTTTACGTTTGAGTTAGAGAGCATGGTGTTCTGGGCACTCGCCCAGGCGACATGTTACCACTCTAAAGTGTTTGGCAGAGTCTCTGTGTATGGGGACGATATTATTGTCCCGAGTGGGGTTGCACCTGCTTTCCTAAATGTGCTTCGTTGGACTGGCTTTGTCCCGAACGTCTCTAAGACGTTCGTCGCAGGCCCGTTTCGCGAATCATGTGGTGGACACTATCACAGTGGCCTTGACGTGACACCTTTCTACCTTCGCCGTCCTTTTAAGGACGTTTCCGACTTGATGCTCACGCTCAATCAATTCAGAGCGTGGATTATTCGCACCGAGTCTGACACCATCTGGGGCGGTTTCGAAGTCGCAAATGCATTCGTGCAGTTGTGGCAACGTTACGCCGCTCTTGTCCCAAAATTTCTTTGGGGTGGATGGAGTTGCGAGAGTAGAGTCCAGTTAGCGTCGCTAGGACGACCCCAGTGTGAACTGGTTAGTCCGACGCGGCGCCTAAGCAAGCTGGAGGTACATCACCAGACTGGGATGTACCTGTCGTGTCTACGCGGGATAGACGGAAGGGAAGTTGTTCTTCCCACTACGCCGAAGGATGAGTTAACCTGTAACACGGCTAAGCTCAAAGTTCGGCGCAGTACGTTCCGTCCTGCGGTCTTCGGGCTCCGTACGCCGCTGTTCTGGATAGAACAGCTAACTGCACTTGGGTTGAGCAAATCTTACTAGCTTGACCAAGTGACATACCGACGTACGTCTGCGTCCACTGCCTGCGTAAGGATGGGTTCCCCTTCGGGGGGTTAAGATCCTCTTACGCAGTTCAGCTTTAGCAGGGATGGGTTCCACGTTCCAACGTGGGTTAAGATCCTCCTGTTACTGTTGATTGTGGACAACGATCGGCGAAAGCCGAGAGTTGCTGCCCCCACCGGGGGACGTCCTGCGAAGGACGTGGG